CTCGTTTTCTTTTAAATGCTTTATTATCTCGTCTGCCTCTAAATCAGTAAATCCTTTTTCAAAAATTTTATATGATATTTCTTCTTGATTTTTTCTTGTTCTGTTTTTTAACTTAAAATAAGAATCCAAATTGTTTATTTTTCTTTTTTTTCCTGATTGTATATAATAAGGTCCTACATTACCCACTTGTGTAGAACTTAAATTTCCACTATCATTAGTAGAAATTTCTGTTGAAGCCATAAAAATTCCATTCTTAAAAAAGAAGTGATTTTTTTCTATAGAATCAATTTCTCTTTGTATTTCTTTTAGTTGTTCTTTTAATGAATCTATTTCTATCATTCTAGGATTTTTATAACCTAAAGGATAAGCATAATTTATACTTTTATGTAAAAAATATTTATGAGTATCCGATGATAATTCAAAAAAAAATTTGTTATATAAATTAAAAAATTCTTTAGAAGATTTATTTTTAACTGTGAATTCTTTAAATTCTTCATTTAAAACTTCTAAAGCACTTTTAAATCCATAAAATTTTTTAGATAAATTAATATTTACTATATCTCCCTCCATAATTATAAACTATTAATTCCATTTAATTCAAAATTACTACCATTAATAGGATTAAAATAATTTTCAGAAACTACATGTTCATTTGTTTTATATTCTTGTAATCCTATAAATTTAATTCTACTTTTAGATATTGTATCCCATTTTACCCCATATATTGTATTACTATTATAATCCATTTGAAGACCTGTGGCATCTGAAAATTGTCCTCTTCGTTTTTTGAATACACTATTATTTCTAAGTCTTAATAATTGGAAATATCTAGTTAGATTTTGTTTATAACAATCAAGTAATACTAAATAATCATTATCATATCTAATTATAGGTTGACCATATACTTTTTGTCCATTATATGTTGGTATATAGTATATATTATCCATATCATCAAATATACTTGATTGAATATCACTATTTTGGTTTAAACTTCCATAAAGTCCTTGTCCTGAGGGGTATATTCTTTTAGTACCATAATTACTCAATTCTTGACCTAAATATCCTGGATCATCTAGTATATTAATATTTGGACTAGTAGTCCATGCTCCTGTTGCATTAGTAGGAAGCCCATTAAATATTCTTAAATCAGTATTTTGGGGCATTAGTAAAGTATTAGTTAAATAATTGTCTTCTATTTCTTTACTTAATATTCTTCCTTCAGCATATGTTACTGAGGGATATTCACTCCCGGGACCCCAAAGTTTTTCATAATTAACAATATCATTACCATTATAAGTTATATTAGTAATATCATTATATCCACTTTCATCATAATAAAGTGACATATTATTAGGTATATTATTATCTCCTAAATTTGATGATCTTAATAATCTTATTGTGGATTTTTGTCCTTTTTCAATATTTAAAGATATAATTTCAGGACCTGTTTCATCATTAGTGAATTCATCTTTAATATATTTTATAGTACAAGAATCATTATTTAAATAAAATTGTAAAGTTGATACATCAACATTTTGTGTAGATATAGCTTCTGTAAAATCTGATATTTCATTACCCTTACATTCAAATTCAACATCATAATAAGCAGATGAGCCTAAAAGAACAGGCATTTCTCCTTCGGGGAATAAGTCTTCCCCTTTTAAATTTAAATCTGATAATATTGCTATATCCTTTCCGTTAGGGATGTTATTTAATTCATTATATGATATATAATATCTTCCATCATATAAGTTTGTAGGAAGTCCTAAAGCTTTTTTTGTAGTATTTAAAATTTCAAGATTTGAAAAAGCTCTTTTTTTACCTTCCTGCATAATCCAAATTGTATTAGATGCAGTAAAAGATTGGCCATTTTCTCCTGCTGTTAGTAGGGCTCCATTTTCATATATAGTATTAGTTTCAGTAACAGGATTTTCAATTCTATTTTTTTCACCATCTTTTGTAGATATATTTTGTGATAGATTTTTTATAGTAGAATCTAAAGTTTTATTATAACTAAAATTAATAAAATCATAACTTTGTTCTACTATATTTTTATGAGAATATTTTCCTATTTTAGATATTATATAAAATATATTATCATAAATTTCTTTTATTTTTTCTTCATTTATAGGATCATCTGATTTAGCTAATTTATCAAATCTTTTTTGAAGTAATTCATTACTAATTTTATTACTAAATACCTTTTTTGTTAATTTAATATTTTGAATATTATTAGTATTTTGTTGTGAATTTTCACTAGGATTTTGATTTTCTGGTAATATATTATTATTGTAAGCCATAAATATTATATTATCTTATAACCTTAAAGTAATATTTATCATCATATATTTTTGTCATACTTCCATCAACATGTTTAATTAAAATACGATAATATCTTTCAGGTTGTAAACCTTTCATATATATTTTAAAATTCATTCCATCATCATCTGCACTTAATTTTGTATTGTCATCATCAAATGGAATAATTTCTTGTTCTGTGTGTGCGTCTCTTATACTATAATAAGAAGAAGTTGGCAGATAACCTATATTTAAATAATTTGAAGAAGAAGCAAATTGTCTTGTAGGATAATTATCTCGTACATGTATTCTAAAAAGAGCAACATCATTTCGGTTATATTCTTCTTGATTCTTATATAAAGTTACATTTAAATCTTCTGTAGGTGATTTAGCACTTGCTGTATAATCATTAGGATAAATAGAATCGTCCCATTTAAAAGTTAATTTTGGGGGATGCATTAGTTTCTATATTTTCAGGTTTTTTTATTAAAAACCCATGATTATTTATTCCTGTTGGGTAAGGGCTACTATTAAATAAACTTGAACTCCATTTTTGTATAATACTAGTTACATCAAAATTAGTATCTAAAGAATCTCCTGCTAGGAATTGTTGGGAACTTCGAAAATTACTACCTGTATACCATACTCCTCCACCTGCTGTAATGGCAGCAGTTGTTGATGAGCTTATAGATCCTGTAGTAGCAGCTGCAAAACCTGTTGTAGTCCAAGCCGTAGCTGTTGTTGTATTATTTCTATATTTCCAACTTGCCCCATTTGAACTTGTTGGTAAATTTGAATATCTACCTGTGCCTTCATCCCATGATTGAGATATAGCAAATGCATTTAAATTTAAAGTTGTTAGAAGATTTTTAGGTTCAGCTGATGTAAGTTCTAAACTAGCTGTGGTAGTAAGGGTATTAAATGATGTATGACCCACAATATTTGAAATTGCCTCTTTAATTTCTTCATTTTTAAATTTAATTAAAATTCTTGCAGGGTATAAAAGATCATTTGTAGTACCTCTTTCTTTAACTATTTCTAGTATTTCATCATTACCTGTGTTCATTTCTGATCTATCAGGGTGACTGTATAATGTTGTGTCCATTTCTGGATATATTGAATAATATGCCATATTAGTATGTTGTTACTCGTCCTTTAATATCTTCATTAGGGTATTTTAACTCAAAAATACAAGGGTCTAATGAAGGGTAAATTACATCATTTCTATTTGCTGTTTCAAAAGGATATTTATATTGTGAGTATCCCAATGAAGTTCCATGTTTATTTTCAAACGAAACCCTTTCTACTGTTTGTACTCCTTTTACAGCTCCTATTGTATTTTTAATATCTGATATTATAATAGGTTGATTTATTTGCCATTTAGTTATATTAAAATAGCTTTGTATTTCAGAAATACATTGTAATAGAACATTTTGATTATTGTAATTTTTAAAAACAGTGATTTCAAACTCAATAGAAAAATTAATTACATATGCATTTTTAATATTAATAGCATCAGTTAACATTCTATATTGTTCTAAATAAGTTGATAAATTAGTTTTAGTAGCTGTATTTAGATTTATTAATTTTTGACCATAATCATATCCTAAAATATATAAATTTAAAGCTGATGGGTTAGGAATTTTATTTGGTTCTGTAGTTAAGGGAGATGTTTGGTCATCTTGGGTAATATAAGCTTTAGCTATACTACCAAATTGAGGAGGCATAGATAAAGCTCTAACAATATAATCTTCTCTTGTTACTGTTCTTTGTTGAGATGAAAAATTTGCTATAGTATTTAATCTTATATCTTCTATACTATCACCACCTCCTCCTCCACTAGCTGCTTGTGGGTTAGTACAAGCTACAGTAGTTTCGATAAAATTTTTCATTCCTGTGTTTAAACCTGTGTTGTAATTTTGAAAAAGGGTCCCTACTTTAGTAATAGTATTACTATTTACATTAGATGATAATCCCCCACCTACTAAATATGTTACTGTTAGGGTTGTGTTTGAGGGGACTTGGCCATAAGCTTTTGTATATAAAAAATTAGAAGGATCATAAGCTCTATCTAGTTTACTTCTACCATCTTTAATACCTAATCCTATATTATCAGGATTAGGGATAATTTGTTCGTCTGATTTATCACTAATTCCTGCTCCAAATTGAATTTCTAATTGGTTATTAGATCTAAATCTATTAATAAATCTTTTAGGAACTTGTTTTAATTTTAATAAATAAGGTGTTTCATTACTATACCCATGTAGTTCAGGATCGTTAGCTGCTGTGTTTGTGATTTCTTCAAAAATAGTATCTTGAGCTAAATATGGTACTTCATAATATTCATTACTATCAGAGTCTTTTATTGATTCTATAGAAATTATATTTTCATCAAATAAGGTTAATGTTTTAAATCTTTCAATTTCTCCTATAGTAAATTCTTGTGTTTTTGTTTCTCCTGAAATAACATGTATATTTTTTTGTAGTAAATAATACTCTGGGTTATTACTATTATCATATTGATATATACTAGATGTTAGGGGACTTTGAGAAGAAGAATAATTAAAATCACAATCTTGAGATAAATAAAAAGTAGAACCTTCAGTTGATGTGAAGGTAGAATTTGTTTTTATTTTTAGAGAATAATCATAATCTGGTATATATACATCATTTCCATCTGAATCCGTAGATAGTTTTGAAGGGACTAATTGAGATATTTCTAAATTTGCACTAGCCGCAGATGTTACTTTAGGTTTATAACCCATAGCATAAGCAAAATTATATAAATTTTCTTTACTTTGTGCTAATGATAAAAAATTTTCTTGGATTTGGGTATCTGTGTAAAAAGATAAAACATCTCCTACATAAGAAGCCATTTCAAGGAACATCATTCCTGGGTTACCCTCACTAAAATCATTAAAGTTATGGGGAAAATACACTTCAGCAAATTCCATAAGTTGATTTTTAAAAGAATTATAATCTTTACTTAGATATTTGACGTCTTTATCTTGTGTTTTATTTGATACCTTATTATAAGCCATTATTCGTTAAAATTTAATTGTATATTATCTATATTTCCATCTGATAAAAATTTATAAACTATACTTATAAATAAAGTATGTTGATTTTTTGATAATCCAGTTTGAACATCTAATAAAGATACATTAGGTATATATTTTAATATTGATGTATTGATTTTTTCTTTTAATAACCCTACATTTATATCATTTTCAAATAGTAATTTTTTTATCCCTACACCATAACTAGGTAAATTTATTCTTTCTCCAGGTTCTGTAAGTAGAAGACTTATTAGATTAGCTTTTGTTTGTTCTTGGACTGTTTCAGTACCATTGAACATATTATTTTCATCTAAAGGAAATGCAACCCCTATCTTAATATTTTTATTAAGATCTAAAGGGTCAATTCGTTTTATTCCTTGAATTATAGGCATAGCTTATCTTTTCTTTTTATCAATTGCTTTCATTAATTCTCTATAATCTCTATTTACAACATTTGCAAGTCCCTTAGGCATAGCTTCTGTTGGTATTGACCCCGGTGAACTAAATGGTTCATTTACAGGAGCAATGGCCGTTTGTGTGTTAGTATCTCCTTGGGCTGTTTCATTTAATAAATCATTTAAAGTATTATTACCTGCAAAATTTAGTTTTGCAATGGGTTTTTTACCCATTATTTTTTCTTTTAATGAGTTTTTTACCACTTCCGGGGCTTTAGTATCTTCTACAATTCTTGGTTTAATTTCATCACGTAAATCTTCTTTAAGTGATTTAAT